GAAACGGATGACGCTTATATCATCACGTTTGGCAAATCTATGCCGGAAACGGAAGAGCGTCCGTATCACGACGAAGATGAAGACAAAGAAAATAAAGGCGACGATGAAAAAGATATGGAGCGTCTTGACCGCAGTGAAATGGTCAAGCGTTATCATTCATTCGACGCTGATCGTGCTGTTGATGAAGACACGCGCCGCGTCCGCATTGGTGTGTCCAGTGAGGAACCTGTTGAGCGCGACTTTGGCATGGAAGTTATAGACCATTCACGCGAAAGCATGAATTTGGACTTTCTTAATTCTGGGCGTGCGCCGCTTTTGCTTGACCATGATATGACCAAGCAAATCGGTGTCGTCGAGACAGTTGAGATGGATGAAGATGCGCGTCGATTGCGTGCAGTTGTTCGCTTTGGAAAAGGCGAGGATGCTTCAGAAGTTTTCGACGATGTTCGTGACGGTATTCGTCAGAACATTTCAGTCGGCTATCGTATCGATGGTCGCGTTGAGCGTGATGGCGACACAGATGATATCGTCCGTGTTAAAACCACGCCAATGGAAATATCGATTGTTTCAATTCCGAGCGATCAGTCAAGTCTGGTCGGAGTTGGGCGGTCAGTTTCCGAACCTTTGCAATCATCAGTTACACAGGAGATTAAGATGACTGATACAACTGAAAACCAAGGCATTGATCTTGATGCAGTAAAGGCCGAAGCTGTCCGCACTGCACGCAAGAACGATTCCGAAATCTTGGCAATCGCCGCCAAGCACAACAAGCGTGACTTGGGCGAAACTGCCATTCGTGACGGACTGTCTGTTGACCAGTTCCGTGGCGCACTGCTGGACTTAATTGGCGACGACAAGCCGCTTGATGCTCCCGCAAACGTAATCGACGCACCCGTCAAAGAAACACGCAAGTATTCTTTGGGTCGTATGGTTAAAGCACAGGCCACTGGCGACTGGCGTGAAGCCGGTCTGGAGCGCGAAATCAATGACGAAATTACTCGTCAGGTTGGTCGCTCTGCCGAAGGCGTATATGTCCCTGACTTTGCATGGCAACAGCGTGGGCCACTCTCAACTGCCGCAACCGGCGGTTCTGGTGCCGAAGTTGTTTTCGATGATTTCGTACCTACGGAACACCGTGGCGATATGTTTATCGAAGCCCTGCGCGCTCGTCAGGTTCTTGGCGGTCTGGGAACCACATACCTGTCAGGTCTGACTGGTCGCATTAAAATGCCGAAACTGGCTACTGGCGCAAACGCCGCATTTGTCGAAGAACTCGCAGATGTCGCTGATGGTGCTGGCACAGACGGTGGCGTTACTCTGCAACCGCGCACAATGGGCGCATTTGTAGAAATGTCTCGTTTGCTGGTTATGGAAAGCGTCCCTGCCATTGAGCAAATCATCCGTAACGATCTGCTGGCATCTGCCGCAGACCGCACGGAGTTCTATGCAATCAATGGTTCCGGTTCTTCCGGTCAGCCGACTGGTATCCTCAACACATCAGGCATCAACAATCTGGACATCTCGTCCGGCACTGACGTTGACGCTCTGACATGGGCAGACATCATTGCTCTGGTCAAGCTGGTTGAGGAAGACAATGGCATCGTGAACAGCGCGGCGGCTGGCTTCTTGTCACACCCTGCTGTGAAAGCGAAATTGGCTTCAACTGCCAAAGTGTCCAGCACGGACAGCGTTCAAATCTTGGATGCACCGTGGACTGAACTCTATGGTCAGCCGATTGAGTTCACCAGCAATGTGCCGACAACTCTGGATCCGGGCGATGGCGGCAATGACGCTTCTGCTCTGATTTATGGCGACTTCTCTCAGCTTATGATTGCTCAGTTCGGCGCACCGTCGATTCTGATTGATCCATACAGCAACAGCAAGTCGGGAACTATACGCATGGTTCTTCACGCTGAGTTAGACGTTGGTGTTAGAAGTGCTGTCAGTTTTGCAAAAACTGACGAAGTAAGCATTGCCTAACTAGGCGTTATGGAATTGGCGGGGCAGTCAGTGAGAAGGTTGGCTGTCCCGTCAAGACCTTTGAGGTGGTATTGTGAAAGTTAAGATTTTACAGAAGTGCTTTGCTGGAACTGGTGGCAACCTTATGACCGGCGAAACTTATGATTTAGATGTTCGCACTGCGGAACGTCTTATTGCGCGAGGCTTGGCTACTAAGGTCAAGAAAGCCGCGCCGAAGAAAACCAATCGTGCAGTCGAAGGACTGGCAACACCGGAAGATGATTGATGGCTGTCGAAACCGCTACAGAACGAGCGATATTTTTTGAAGCAGATGACTTTGCTGTCACTGCCAGCTATACGCCATCGGGCGGTTCAGCCACAAACATCAACGGCATTTTTGACAACGAATATTTCGAGGCAGATGCTGGCGGCACGATAGGCATCGCAATCCAACAGCCGCGCTTTCAATGCCAGACATCTGATGTTTCGTCTGCCGCCGAAGGTGACGCAATTACAATCAATTCGGTAGCGTACACAATCCGCATCGTGCAAGACGATGGCACCGGTGTCACAACGCTTGTTCTGGAGCAGAACTGATGGCGCACGTTAGGAAGTTAATTCGTGATAATATCACGACCACATTGACCGGCCTGACGACCACGGGAAGCAATGTTTTTCAAACGCGGTTTTTCCCATTGGAAGATACAAAACTTCCCGCGCTGTGTATTTACACCAAGTCGGAAGACACAGAATATTCGACAATGACCAAGCCGCGCACACAGATGCGTCAGCTTGAGGTCAGTGTTGAAGCCTATGTCAAAGGCACTGCCAATCTGGACAATACGCTGGACACGATTGCGGTTGAGGTCGAAGAAGCATTGCAGACTGATTTGACACGCGGCGGCAATGCAAAGGATACGCAAGTCGTCAGCTTTGAAGCTGACTTCACACCGGATGGAGAGCAAACTGTTGCGGTTGGCAAGTTTACAGTCGCGGTCAGTTTTGCTACACTTGAGAACGATGTTGAAGGGGCGGTTTAAGATGAAGCGCGTCACAGTATATGATGAAAATGGCAACGCGATAAATTGCTGGCCTGATACAGCAAAAAGACTGCTTGCCAATGGATATTCGGAAGAAGAACCGAAGAAGGGCAAAAGTCGGAAGCCCAAAAAGTCCGACGAAGTTGCAACTGAAGTTGATGAGGTCTAACTATGGCAACACACGCGGGATCAGAAGGACTTGTTAAAGTCGGCGGCAACACCCTTGCCGAAGTTCGTTCATTCACCCTTGATATTTCCGGCGAAGTAATTGAAGACACCAGCATGGGCGACAGCTTTCGCTCATATAAGGCCGGTCTTGGTACATACACCGCATCGGTCGAATGTTTCTTTGATGAGACTGACGCGGCGCAAGGTGCGTTGGATGTTGGTTCATCTTTGACGCTGGAACTGTACCCAGAAGGTGCGGCGGCTGGCGACACATATTTCACCGGCACAGTTATCGTAACCGGCAAATCAGTAAACTCATCTTTTGACGGTATGGTCGAAGTTGCGTTCACTGCACAAGGCACCGGCGGGATTACTGAAACAACTGTATAACTAGACAGACGGGGGTGGCACCATGTCTAAACTTGGCGAACAAATACGCGCAAACAAATCATCCACACGCACACGCATTGAAGTGGCAGAGTGGGGTGATGGTGAGCCGTTGGTTTTGTATGCTGGCGAATTGCTTTGCGGCGAGTTCAACAAACTGCAAAGAAAGCATCCAGACTTCCTAAACAATCAGACAATCGAAGCACTTGTTGATTTGATTATTATGAAGGCCGAAACGGATCAGGGCGACAGTGCTTTTGATTTGGATGATAAGCCAATTTTAATGCGTCAGCCATTGACGACTGTGACCAATGTTGCAAGTCAGTTGATGGGCAATCTTGACACCATCGAGGACGCGGAAAAAAACTAAAAAGCGATCAGTTTTTGTTCGTGATGTACGGGCTGGCTGATCGCTTAAACAAAACCATCGCAGAGATTGAATGTTTGCCATATAATGAATTGGTCGGCTGGCTGGCTTATTTGGAGTTTTTAGATGGCGCAGGAAAATCTTAATATTGTCATCAGGGCGTTTGACAAAACGTCTGCCGGATTTCGTAAGGTTCGGGATGGTCTTGGTGGTATTTCTAAAAGAGTTTTGAACGTCAGAACAGCCGTTGCCGGTCTTGGTGGCGCACTTGCATTGAAACAGTTTTCGTCACAGATTGACGACATAGCAAAGCAATCTGACCGGCTTGGCATCACAGTCGCACAGCTTCAATCTTTGCAGTTCGCCGCATCGCAGACAGGTACGGACGCTGGGGAACTGAAAAAGGGTTTTGAGCGTTTCAATAAATCCATCTCCGAAGCATCAACCGGCATCGGAACAGGTGTTCGCGCCTTTGAGATGCTGGGCATATCAGTTACCAACACTGATGGCTCACTAAAAAACAGCAATCAGCTTTTGAACGAAGTCGCTGACGGGTTCACTGGAGTGCAAGACCCAGCAGACAGGGTTCGCATTGCGATGGATTTATTTGGTCGTTCCGGTGCTGGAATGGTCAATATGTTGCAGAACGGTTCGGAAGAACTCAACGCAATACGAGATCAATTTAGCGACTTGACCATTGAACTGACGGGGGAGCAGGCAAAAGCAGTCGAGGAAGCCAATGACAGGTTTGATGCGTTGGGGCGCACATTCACATCCATCGGGCATCAAATAACATCTGTAATGATGCCAGCACTTGCGAAAGTTGCGACATTCTTGACAATCAATTTGTTGAAGGCGATTGCAAAGGCGATTTCCGCTATGCGCGGGTTGGCAAATGTATTTATTGACACCATCAACCTTATTTCTGGAAGACTGTTCGAGGATATAGAAAAATCAACGCTTGGTGAGGAAACGGAAAAAAGGTTGCTCGAAATTGTTGACGCTTTTAACACTTTGCCTGAGTCAATAACTTCAGCGACTGAGGGCATCAACAGCAATACCAATGCTATTGATAGACAGGAAACCACACTGCAAAAAGCAAAAAAAGCATTTGATGACTACGCAGAGGCGGCACAAGACGTTCAAGCCAATCTTGCCAATGTCGCACTGCGCGGCGTTAAAAGTCTGGAAGATAGTTTGGTCGGCATCGTGACCGGCGCAACAAGCGCGAAAGATGCTTTCCGTTCAATGGCGCAATCCATCGTTGCTGATCTTGCGCGAATGGCTATTCAAAAAGCAATTACTGGCCCGATTGCTGGGGCATTAGGTTTAACCGGCAGAGCAATCGGTGGCCCAGTACAGCGCGGTCAGCCCTATTTGGTAGGTGAACGTGGAGCGGAGTTATTCGTTCCATCATCATCTGGCTCTATTGTTAGCAATAAGAATTTGGCGGGTGCTGGCGGCGGTGGCGTTACAGTCAACCAGACCATCAACGTCACCACTGGCGTTCAGCAAACTGTCCGGTCAGAGATTGTGAACCTGATGCCGCAGATTGCCAACGCAACGAAAGCGGCTGTGGCTGATAGTCGGTTGCGCGGCGGGTCATTCAGTAAAGCGTTTGGGGGTTAATCATGGCAATCAGTTATCCGCTATCAACGCCGACCAATAAGACAGTCGCAGAGATTACGTTGATTGCCAGAAACGTGGTCGGTGTTTCGACATCGCCATTCACGTTCAAACAGCAGACATATCAGTTTGCCGGTCAACGCTGGGAAGCCGACATAAAACTGCCGCCGATGCAACGTGTGAACGCTGAAGAATGGGTGACGTTTTTGACCAGCCTGTATGGGCAAAAAGGCACATTTTTGCTTGGCGATCCGCTAGGTGGTACAGCGCAGGGTTCAGCATCGACAACCGCAGGGACACCGGTGGTCAATGGCGCAAGTCAAACCGGCGACACATTAGCGATTGATGGTCTGCCAGCAAGTGCCACAAACTATCTCAAGGCGGGTGATTATATCCAGTTGGGTTCTGCCGCAACAGCACAGCTTTATAAAGTGTTGACCGACACCAGCAGTAATGGTTCGGGTCAAGCAACGCTGGACATCTGGCCTAACTTGCGGTCATCACCGGCTGATGGATCGACAGTAGTGGTGGCAAATGCCAAGGGCGTGTTTCGTTTGAACGACAATGCAAGCAGTTGGAACATCAACAATATGGGGCTGTACGGCATCGCCTTTGGCGCGGTGGAAAGCCTATGAGCCGGAACCTAACAACAGCAGTCCAGAACCAGCTTGCGGCACCTGAATTAGAACCGTTTTTTGCTATCAAGCTGGGGTTCGATAGCGGAGATGTTAAGCTATGGACAGGCTATGGTGATATCACAGTCGCATCTGAAACGTACACAGGCGGCGGTCAATTGCTTTCTATATCACCCATCGAAGAAACTGTTGAGATAGCCGCCAGAGGCGTTAATCTCGCGCTGAACGGCATCAATAGCAGTCTGGTATCTGTCGCATTGACCGAAAGCTATCAGGGTCGTTCTGCTAAAGTTTATCTGGGCGTGATATCATCCGGCGCGGTAGTATCAGACCCATATCTTGTTTTCGATGGTCGCATGGATGTTATGACGATCGAAGATGCCGGTGAGACTGCGAACATCAGCCTATCAGCCGAAAGCCGATTAATTGACTTAGAGCGTGCCAGAGTGCGCCGATATACAGACAACGATCAGCAAAATCAGTTCGCCGGAGACACAAGTTTGCGCTATGTCGCCAGCTTACAAGATAAAGAGATTGCTTGGGGATCAGGTAAGAATGACAGTGACTTTGTATTCAGACCATTTTTTAACGGCTTCCAGCCGTTATCCTAGGCTTGCTGGCTGGGAAAAAAATCTCAACGAAGCGGTTGAGGCATATCGGTCAGAGCCGTTTGCTTGGGGTTCAAACGATTGCTTTACATTTGCTGTCAGGTGCGAAGAAGCTATCTGCGGCAAGACACGCTTTCCAGAATTATATAAAGCCGAATACACAAACCAGTTTGGTTCGATGCGTGCGTTTATGCGTGAGGGATATTACGGCATGATTGATTGCCTTCACCAGCGTTTAGATGAGATTGATGTAGCTGTTGCCAAGCGTGGCGATTGGGCGGCTGTTGGAACACCGGACGGGTTAGCAGTCGGCGTAGTGACTGGCGATAAAATTTCTGTGACTGGTGAGCGTGGTCTGGTATTCTTGCCGCACTCATCAGCCGTGAAAGCGTGGAGAATATAAAATGTCACCCCAAGCAGTTGTCGCCGCAGTAGTAGCAGTCGGAGCGCAAGCCGCTACTTATTATGCTATTGGCACGGCTATAACTGCCGCCGCGCTTGCAACAACTTTTATCACCACGCTTGCCTTGACCGGCTTGTCAATGGCTTTACAGAAAAAACCGAAACTAAATCCGCAAGGTGCTATGACTGCTCGAAGTCAAATGGTTAAACAGCCATTGACTAGCCGCAAGATTGTTTATGGTCGGCAAAAGGTATCTGGCGCGATTGTTTACATGAAAACCACTGGCAAGTCAGAGTTTTTGCATATGATCGTGGCAATAGCTTCCAATGAACTAAATAGCATTGAAAAAATATTCTTCAACGATGATGAGTTGACCATTGATGGCTCTGGCAACGTCACAGCCCCAGAGCAATACGCTGGTAAGGCGCAAGTGCTGACGGGATTGGGTGCTGACGATCAGGCTTCAAACGTAACAATTAAATTGAATACTGGTGGGTTTAATTTTACGGCAGGACTTACTGATAATGATCGCTTTCGCGGCATAGCTTACATATATGTCAAGCTGACTTATGACACTGATGCTTTCCCGAATGGCATCCCGAATATCAGCACAATCGTTCAAGGCAAAAAGGTATTGGACACACGCACATCATCGACAGCGTTTTCAACCAATCCGGCATTAATCCTGCGCGACTATCTGACAGATACAAAATATGGGCTGGGCGCGTCAGCCGATGAGATTGACGCAACATCATTTAATGCCGCCGCGAATGTATGCGATGAAGATGTTGCGCTTGCGGCTGGTGGAACTGAAAACAGATATGAAGCGCACGGCGTGATTGATACTGAAAACCAGCCGAAGCAAATCATCGAAGAAATCCTGTCCAGCATGGCTGGGTCTTTGTATTACTCTGGCGGCAAATGGTATCTGAAAGCCGGAGCATATACAGCACCCAGCGACACATTGACTGAAGATGATTTGATGGGTGCAATCACAGTCAATACTAAACCCAGCAGACGCGATAATTTCAACGCAGTAAAAGGCGTGTTTTTGCCGGATGAGGTTGGCAACTTCCAGCCGACAGATTATGCGCCAATCACATCCAGTACATTCCAGACGGAAGATAACGGCGAACAGGTGTTCACCAATCTTGATTTGCCGTTTACACAATCATCAAGCATGGCACAACGTATCGCCAAGATTAATCTGTTCAAGGCACGGCAACAGCTTGTGATGACCCTGCCGTGCAAACTGACTGCCTTTAAATACAATGTGGGCGACACGATTATGGTGACGCTGGATCGGTTTGGGTTCAGCAGTAAGGTGTTTGAAATCGTCAACTGGAATTTTGCAAGTTCAGTTGGCGATGATGGCGCGGCAACGCTGGGTGTGGATTTGACGGTGCGCGAACTGGCATCCAGTGTGTACGATTGGTCAGCCGAAGAAACAGCGTTCCAAGCAGACAACACAGAACTGAGATCGCCATTTGATATTCTTGCGCCATCGGTCACAACGTCTGATGAGTTGCGTGTGGTCAACGAAGAAGCGATTGACGTTTTGCTGGTGGATATTTCAACAGGTGACAATCTTGCAACGGCGTTTGAGGTTCAAGCCAAGAAAACTACAGACAGCACTTATACATCGCTGGGCATCTCATCATCGACACGCTTTGAGATGATTAACGTGGAAGCTGGCGCAACTTATGATGTGCGCGCCCGAAGCATATCGGGTCTGGGCAACAGGTCTGCGTTCACCAATGCCACGCAACAAATCACGGCATCGCTGGACTTGCCAGCCGATGTCACAGGTTTTGCGGTCAACATCATCGGCAAAGAAGCGCACCTAACATGGACACCCGTGGCAGACTTGGATTTAAGCCACTACATCATTCGACATAGCACAGCAACGTCAGGGGCGGCGTTCAACACATCACGCACATTGGCAAAGAAAGTCAGCCGCCCAGCGAACACAGTCATCGTGCCAGCTATCACCGGCACATATCTGATTAAGAGTGTGGACAAAGGCGGCAGAGAAAGCCGGAATGCAACAGCGACCATTGCCATCATTAATGAGATTGAAGCTGGCAACGTAGTTCAAACAGTCACGGAAAGCCCATCGTTTGCCGGCACCAAGAATGATGTCATCGTTGTTGACAATGCTCTAATATTGGACACGACCATCTTGTTTGATAGCGCGACAGGCAACTTTGATGATTTGGAAGGTCTATTTGATGGCGGCGGTTCGACAGTGGACAATGAAGGCACTTATGACTTTGCCACGGTGGTGGATTTAGGCAGTAAATTTACCAGTCGCGTGACATCGCGGGTTGTCATCAACCGCCTTGATTATGTGGACTTGTTTGAAGATGCCGCCGGATTATTCGATGCGCGTGAAGGTTTCTTTGACGGTGACACATCATCGTTTGGTGATACCAACGCAACACTGCAAATCGCCACGACAGACGACAATCCATCCGGTTCGCCCACGTTCACAGATTTCCGTGATTTCGTAGTTGGCGAATATTCAGCGCGTGCGTTCAAGTTTAGAGCCGTTCTAAACAGCAACGACACAAGCGCATCGCCAAAAGTTGAGACGCTACAGGTCACAGTTGACATGCCCGATAGACTTGATCACGGAAATGATTTATCATCTGGGACGGGATCAGGCGGCTATGATGTGACGTTCAGTCCGGCGTTTAGCGTCTTACAGAACGTAGCTATCACGGCGCAGAACATGGCATCGGGCGATTATTATTTGGTGACGAGTAAATCAGCAACAGGGTTCAACGTAGTGTTCAAGAACAGTTCTAACGCAGTGGTGAACCGCACTTTTGATTATCAAGCGAAGGGATATGGCGCAGTCATATCATAGGGTAAAATGGCACAACACGATTACGTTATAGACAACCAATCATTTCCAGCGACACGCACGGACATTAACAATGTTCTGTTGGCGATATCGTCAACAAACTCTGGCACATCCGCACCATCAACCACTTACGCCAATCAACTCTGGTACGATACGTCAGCGAATAAGCTGTATATCCGCAATGAAGATAATGATGCGTGGATACCTCTGTTTCTGCTAGACCAGAGCAACGATGTAGCTGGCACGCTGGCAACAGAAATTGATGTGGAAGATGCGTCAGGCACGGACACGGCTGGAACTGCACTGACGATAAAAGGTGGTGCAGGGACGGGTACGGGTGCTGGTGGTTCAATCATATTTCAGACTGCTGATGGCGCGGGTTCGACAGGTTCCAGTGTCAATGCCCACGTCACTGTCGTGACGATTACAGATGATGGTAAGGTTGGAATTGGTACAGACACACCTGACACCATTGCTGAGATTCGTGGTGCTAATCCTATTGTTACCATTAGAGACACAGAAACATCGTCTGGTTCCGCAGAAGCAACATTGCGACTTGCTGAGACAGGTGCAAGCGATAGTCTGGGGGCTTACTGGGATATTAAAGCAAGCGGTGGGTCGCTTCATTTTATAGACAACTGGGATGAAGGTGGCGGCACTGGCACCAGAGTTACCCTTACCGATTCGGGCGATATTCAAATCCCAATATCAACAAATGCTATGGGTACGTTTGCCGATAGCGTTGGTGAAGTCGGTAGTGGAAACTTTGCACTACAAGTAACCAATACCGCACAATCAGCGTTAAAACCTTTTGGTATTCGTGCTGAAGATATTCGGTTTGCTACGGGTTCGTCAGAACGTATGCGTATCGACAGTTCGGGCAATGTGCTGGTGGGGCATACTGGTTCTATTTTTAATAACATCAATGCAACAAGTACAGTCGGCACATCTTATAGTGCAAATGGTGAGATATTTGCATGTAGTAGTCAATCATCAGGCGTCATGATTTTGAATAGAAAAAGCACTGATGGCGATATTGCATCGTTTCGCAAAGATGGCACAACTGTCGGGACGATTGCATCCAGTTCTGGCTCTTTGAAAATTGACACTGGTGGTGATTTCCTTTCCTTTTTTTCAGGGTCGGCAAATAGAGAAGTTGTGTGGGATGCCGCACAAACTGGTGGAACGTGGCGACCCGGAGCTGACAACACTTCTGACATCGGATATTCAGCAAGGAGATGGGACGACATCTTTGCGACCAACGGCACAATCCAAACATCCGACCAGAATGAAAAACAAGATATCGCCAGCTTAACCAGCGCAGAAATTACAGCCGCCAAAGCTATCAGCAAACTGTTCAAGACCTTTAAATGGAAAGACAAGGTGGCATCTAAGGGTGACAGTGCCAGAACACACGCTGGCGTAATTGCACAGGAAGTGCAATCGGCAATGACCGATGCAGGACTTGATGCAACGAAGTACGCTTTCTGGTGTTCCGACACTTGGTGGGAAACACAGACCGAAGTGCCAGCCGTTGAAGCCGTTGAAGCTAAAGATGCAGTTTATGACGATGGCGAATTAGTGTCAGAGGCTGTTGAAGCTGTTGAAGCACAAGACGCATACACCCGCACAGACACCTATGATACAGCCGAAGAAGCCCCAGAAGGTGCAACAGAGCGCACCCGTCTTGGCATCCGATATCCTGAACTGCTGGCGTTTATCGGTGCGGCTACTGAGCAACGCTTGGCTGACATCGAAACGCGATTAACTGCGTTGGAGGGCTAAAATGGAAAGCAAGACAGTCCAAGACCTAACCATTGCCGCCGGAGCGATGAGTGCGCCTTGGGTTGTCAACGCGACCTATTGGGTCGAACTGGCTGTTATGATTGGTGCGTTTGTCTTGGTGTCTATACGCATCTGGAACGCGCTACAGGAGCGCAAAGATGGAGCCGATTAGCACAGCACTTACTGG